CCCCCGAGATCGACCCCATTGACGCCGTGATCGACGTGGAGGGGCAGTGAGCTCCCTCTCCCCGCTGCGCTCCCGCCTGGCCCGCCTCGAAGAGGAGGTGCGGCGCCAGAACCAACGGGCCAACACCTACTCCGTCTCGGAGAAGCCCGTCTCCACCCTGCCCGGCGTGGCCAACTGGCCGGCCTTCGCCCGCAAGACCTGGATCCGCACCAGCGGCACCGTCGCCCAGTTCGACCCGTACCACTTCCAGATCGAACTCGTCCGGGCAATCAACGCCGCCCCCAACACGATCGTCAACAAGAGCCGCCAGATGGGCGTCTCCGAGACCGTCGCCAGCTACCTCCTCTGTCGCGCCCTCACCGAGCGCGGTTTCGCGGCCGTCGTCTTCTCCAAGACCCAGAGCGACGCCAGCGAGCTGGGCCGACGGGTCCGGGCCATGGCCAACTCGATCGTCGGCGAGAGCTTCAGATACCTCACCGACTCCACCACCCAGATCGCCTTCGAGGGCCGGGGCACTCTCTACTTCCTGCCGGCCTCCCCCCGCGCCGCCCGAGGGATCCCTTCGGGCTCCGTCCTCTGGCTGGACGAAGCGGCCTTCCTCGATGGCGCCGCCGAGATCTACCGGGGCGCCATGCCCGTCCTCTCGATGCTGGGCAACGCCGCCAAGGTGATCATCACCTCCACCCCCGACACCGAGGTCGACTTCTTCGGTGACCTCTGGCACCAGGGCATCCCCACCAGCTGGTACGACCAAGTCAAGACAGGCGAGATCAACAAGCTCAACACCGAGCTCGCCCTGATCAAAGACGACTGGAACCGGATCGCGATCCACTACAGCCAGCATCCCGTCTACAGCAAAGACCCCGACTGGGCCGACAAGACCCGCGAGTCGCGCCGCATGACGCGCAGCGCCTGGTCCTCCGAGTACGAACTGGCCTTCGGTGCCACTGACACCCAGGTCTACCCCACCGCTCTTGTCACCCGAGCCGCCCGTGGCCACTGGCGCGAATGTGGCGTCGTCAACCGCCACTACGTGGTCGGCATCGACCCCAACGCCGGGGGCAACGACTATTTCGTCGCCCTGGTCCTCGACATCAGCAAGGCCCCCTTCGAGGTCGTCGGCATGTTCCGCGAAAACGGCAAGAGCACCGAATACAGCCTCCAGAAGGTCCGCAACCTCATCGAGGACTACATGCCCCAGAACGTCATCGTGGAGAAACAAGCCATGGGCCAGGTCATCGCAGAAGTCCTCCAGGGCATCCTGCCCAGCTACGCCATCGAGACCTTCAGCACCAGCCGGCCCAGCAAGCTCACCGCTACCGACCGTGTCCTCTACCTCCTCGAGCGCGATGAGCTGATCTACCCCCCAGGCATCATCCCGACCGAGCTGCGCTCTTTCCAGCACAAGGAGGGAGGCTCCCGCGAAGCCGCCGCCGGCACCCACGACGACACCGTCATGGCCCTGGCCATGGCCTGCTCCCTCATCCCAGAGACCCAGACCATCTCCTCCCTCTTCGACAACCTCTAAGCGCCCGCTGCGCGGGCGAACGCCCTGCCCATGTTTGTGAACGGTGTGCCCATCATTGTGCGCAGCATGCCCATCATTGTGCGCAGTATGCCCATGTTCGTGAACGGCGACCGCATCATCGTGTGGCAGCGTTAAATTGTCCTCAGAGAAGCTAATAGCAAGTGCCCACCGTCGCTCCTACTGAAGATTACCGGAACGACGGTTCTTTAGTTAATATGTTGACGGGTATGGGTACACCCGGAAAAGACCGGACTACAGCGACAAAAGTTAATGTACAAGAGCTGCTCAGCAGCACAGAACTTGAACAGCTCTATCTCAATGGTCTCCCCCGGCGCCTCGTTGATAGTGTCGCCGACGAGATGCTCCGGCACCGAGTCACCATCACCCTCGGGGGTGACACCACTGACAACGAGGTAATCAACGAGGTCGAGGAGTTCCTGAAGAACATGAACTTCCACCAGGCCTACTCCGAGGTCGTCAAGCTCCAGCGCCTCTACGGCGGTGCCGGCCTGGTGATGCTGATCGACGACGGGCTCCCCGAGAGCGAGCCGGTCAACACCTCCCGCATCCGGGCCATCCGGGGCTTCATCCCCCTCTCCCGCTGGGAGCTGATCCCGACGGAGCTCACCTCAGCGGATTACTCCAAGCCTGAGCATTACCGGATCACCACCAGTCAGAAGCTGACCGACGCACAGCGCGAATCCTATGTCGATGTGCATGTGCATCACAGCCGTGTAGCACGTTTCGACGGCCTCTATCTGCCCTGGAGGCTGCGCACCCGCAACACAGGCTGGGGCCAATCAGTTCTGCAGCTTTTGTGGCACGCCTACAAGCGCTACGAATCGGCTCTGGCCGGCCTCGAGAACATGGTCTCCGACTCCGACCTGTTCGTCCACAAGATCCCCGGCCTGTTCAACCGTCTCGCCCAGGGCAACGAGGAGGGGATGCGCAAGCGCCTGGAGGCCAACATCCTCTCCCGCTCCCTCTATGGGGGCATGGCGATCGACACCGAGGAAGACGTCAACTTCCTGGCCCGCGCCCTCAGCAACATCGCCTCGGCCACCGACCCCTTCATCACCGCCTTGCAGGCCGAGACCGGCTGGCCCGCCTCCATCCTCATGGGCGAATCGCCCGGCGGCCTGGGCAAGGAGGGCCGCTTCGAGGAGCGCGTCTGGGCCTCGATTGTCGAGCAATGGCAAGAGGTTTACTGCCGCCCGGCCCTCACCGAGGCCTTCACCTACATCCTCCTCAGCCGGGAAGGCCCGACCCGCGGCAAGCCCCCCGAGTCCTGGGCCGTCAGCTTCCCCGCCGTCTTCACCCAAACGGACGAAGACAAGGTCACGCTCCGCGGCACACTTGCCACAGCCGATCTGCAATACATCAATGCAGGAGTTCTCAACGCCCTCGAGGTACGTGAATCGCGCTTCGGCGGAACAACCTTCAACATTGAAACAAGTTTGAACGCGGCCGTCACAGATCAGCTCGTCGCACAGGCCGACGCGCAGTTCCAGAACTCCATGCTTTCGATGCAGGCGCAACAGGAAGCCATGTTCAACCCCCAGCCTGCTGACCCGGCCCAACAGCAGCCCCCCGAGGGCGGAGCACCTCCAGCGGAGCCGGACCCGACTGCGAAGCAGGACGCTTTCGACGTCTACGAAGTCCGGGGCCTGCGCATCCGGGTGACGCACACTGCCGGCGATGTCCGGGCGGGCTACCTCGTCGGCCCCGATGGCCAGCGCACCGACAGCTCAGCCGATGCCCCCCTCCTGGTGCTTGGCCCGCAGCGCACCCGCGCCTACCGCCTCTACCGGGCGTCGTTCGCACGAGCCGACGAGCTGGTCCCAGGCCCCTATGTCACCGGCTTCGCCACCCTCCGCGCCGCCCGCAGCGGACTCGAGAAACTCTGGCCTCGACAAACTGTGGCAGGACTGACACCTATCCCCGAGGTCGAAGCCGATTCCCTCAAAGCAGGTTGGGAGGTGTACGCATGACCACAACACCAGATCGCTCCGAGATCCGCGCCGCCACCTTCCTGGCCGCCCAGGCCCGCCTGGACAACCAGCGCAAGACTTCCGGGAAAGTCAAGTGCAACCCGCCGAACAGGCGCTGCGGTGACCGCTGCATCCCACCCAACTGGAAGTGCCGCGCCTCAGGAGAAGGCACAGATTCCCATTCTCGTGTGGTTGCCGGCGACCCCCTCGCCGGAGCAGCGTCCATCGCTCGCGGCCGAGCCCGCCTCGAGAAAGGCCTGAGAACAGGGAACGTAGTCGACATTCAAGGTGGTCGTGCAGCTATCGCCAGAGGCGTTGTCAAAGCTGTGCCGGGCCAAAACCTTCAACAGAAACAGGATCTACGCAAAAACGTAGAAGGTGCTCTCTTACCTGTAGCCACCGGTCTATTTGCCATTTGGGCGATCAGACAGGGACACGAAGCTGCAAAAGAATACATTCCTCAATACAAGAACGGCCCAGCCAAAGACATCGAGACTGCGGCATCAGGTGCAGTCGACTACGTATTCGACCGTATTCCCTTCTACGGCGCACAACGACGTGCGACACGAATTACTGCTGCACGGCAAGCACAGAGTCTTATTAGAAAAACCGCGTTTAACTACCAGAATTCACCAGCAGTACCAGATAACAACAAAGGTACACTTACAGAACTCGCTAGACGGTCAATAAGTGAGCGCACAGTGACTATACCACAGCTCCGAGACGCCTTATCTGCATCACTTAGTGTCAGAGAGCCCGGCAAGTCAATAAAAACGTATCAGCAATTCCGTGCGGACGTGGTAAGCGGCGTGATCGGTGCCAGTAAAGATGGTCGAAGCATCTACGCGGAGACTGCTGCAGCATCATTTTTGGCCAAACAATACGACATCCCGTTTGCCGCCCTTAAAGGTGCCGAAAATACGACGCGCAAAGTCTTCTTGACTCAGCGTATCGGCAATCGACTCACTGCAGCATCAGACAACCTGCGCAGAGATATGAGTCTGAGGAATTTGGATCCGCAAAAACCTGAAGACGTCGAAAACTATATCAAAATCGCTGAGAAAAACGCCCTAAGCCGAATAGCCAGCCTTGATAGTGCTGCACAGCAAAGCATCACCGATCAGTTTAGAGGAACAATACGTGAACTTGTATCACCAAGGTCCGCTCGTAGCAGCTTTAGAGGTCTCGCAAATAGAATGTATGACGATACAGTATCCAGTTACGATAAGTATTTCCAAGACGTGGCTACTAGGGTCAAGAGCGATATGGATCCTACATTGCAAGTTGGAGCCGCGTCATACGGGGGCTCACCGGTACGCTCCGCTCTGATAGGAACTGCGGAGATGGTGAAGAGTAAAGTTCGAATAACTCAACCTATAACTGGGGCCAATCACGCCGAACTTGTACTTCAACGTGTATATCACGAATACTCAGTACCTAACAACAGATTTAATCCACGCACTAAGTCTACGTGGATAGCAACTGATGCAGACATCAAGTATGCAGCTCAAGATATGGGCTGGGACAATCAAGGGGGAGTATTAAGCGCTTTTGAATTCCTTCAGAGATCAGGTCAGTTTCCAAGGCTTGCACGCCCTGAGCCGGGTACAAGACCTCGGAAGCCGCCTGCCACGCCTGAAGCCCGCGGCGACTCCCTCTCCCCACGAGTGCGGTCCTTCCTCGATACCCGGCGGCGCCTGAGCATCCAGGCCGGGGAGCCCAGCCCTGGTGGGTCATGAACACGCCGCATGTCCGACCTGATTGAGCGCTACAACAAGCTCCTGCGCACCACCGAGGACGGCACCATCCGCCTCCTCAACGGTGTCCTGGATTCGTCGTTTCGCCGATTGGTCATTCGCACGAGATACCAGATCAAGGCCGGCTCCATCGATCCCGCCCAGAGGAACCTGGCCCTACTGCAGGAGTTCCGGCGCCTGGTCCCGGCCTACAACCCCGATCGGGTCGACGCCTATGACCGAATCTTCCGAAACCTCGCCCTCTCCGCCCAGGGCCAGGGCCTGGCCATCGCCAACGATCTCACCGAGGCCGCTTTTCCCGGCCACGGCCGCATCGACGTCACCATTCCCATCGAGGCCACCGTCGAAGCTGCGAAGCAGGCCCGCGGCTACCTCGCCAAGCATGGCCAGACTTTCGCCGAAACCGCCGCCACCACCGTCGCACAGGGCATCACCGAAGGCCGGCCCACTGACGCCATGGTCCAGGACATGCGCAGCCGCCTCGGCATCGTCAAGTCCCGCGCCAACGTCATCGTCCGCACTGAGGCGCTTCGCGCCTACAACAGCGCCTCAGACACCTACTACGCAGCTCGCGGCGTCTCTCAGGTTATGTATTACGCGACTGCAGATGACAGGAGCTGCCCATACTGTGCCCCTCGTGCTGGCCACATCTACAAACGCGGAGACATCGAAGTTCCTATCCATCCCCGCTGCCGGTGCTATTTGGCTCCCTGGGATGAAGACACCAATGCAATGGATCCTGAATACGAGAAGATGCGTGAAACACATAAGAAAGATGTCGCGAAGGCTGTACGTCTCCCTGAAACCGTACCGCTGAACAAGCCAGCAAGTTTTGAGCAGATTACCCCTACTCCTTTACAGCGATAATCTGGGCCAACGCTTTCGGGCACACGCCCTACGCCCATGCCCACCGCCAGCAGTCGCCGCCCCAAGCCTTCAGCACCCGAGGCCGGTGAATCCCCGGACGACGAGCTCACAGAATCACCTGAAGAGCAGATGCGCGAAGGCTCCGAAGACATGCCCCCCACGTCCAAAGGACGCAGCGGTCGGCGTGGCCGCAAGGCCGTGAAAGACGGCTCCTGCTCCGCCTGCGCAGCTGGCAAACCCTGCTCAGGCAAGAAGGACGGTGACACCTCCGCCGGACCTGGCGAGCTCTACAACCCCGGCCGCAAGAATTCCCGCATGAACAACGACGCCCTCTCCCCGCAGGAGTACCTCGACGCCTGCGACCTCGGGATCCAGAACGAGTCCAAGGCCTACATCCGCGCCCGCCTCGACACCCAAGCCCGCATCGACAAGAAATGTGGCGGCTCCGGCATTGCTGACAACAAAAAGTGCAATAAAGGTGGCAGCGGCGGTAAAGGTGGTCTAGGACTCGGTCATGCCCTAGCTGGTGCAGCTCTTGTAGGTGGCGCAGCTTACGCTGGAAGTCGTATTCACGCCAACGTCCAAGCGCAATCTGAGTACAACAAGCACGTAATGACGAAAATCAATAAGCTAAGAAAGAAGGGGTCAGCTGGTCGTGCAGCCGCACGTCACATGGTTACGAACATTAAAGAAGCTGTACCAAACTCTGCAGCTCGTACCCGCAGGGCGAACAAGCCTAAGTACGCCCTAAGCAGTAGCAAGACTGATTCAGTTTTCGCCTACGGCTTCTGAACTATGACTCTCACTCCACTTTCAATCAAGCGCTTCGACAAAAAGTGCGGCTCTTCGGGTATCCCTGATAACGCCACGTGCTCGAAAGGCGCTGGAGCTGCGCCTGGTCTTACCCCTACCCAAGTCGGCCCAACGTCTGCCAAGAAGGGTAAAACGCCAGATGTATTAGGAATGCTTGGCAACGCCTATCAATTCGCTTCAAGTGCGTACAACACTGCACAGTTCGCAAACGCTTATCACGCATCAGGTGGAAATAATGCCTACGGTATTGCTGCACTAGGCCAAGCAGGCTCTACAGTGTTGGCAGGGTTAGGGGTTAATGAAGCACGCAAGGGCAACAGTGGAAGTAGTGGACTCTACGGTCTCGCTGCCTACGGGACGTCCCTCGGTAGCGTTTACGGAGCTCAAGCCTACGCTGAGCATGAGCAGGCACAGCGAGAAAAACGAGCTGCCACAGGCTACAACGGCCCAGACCCCTTCAAAGACCTTGGTGTCAAAGAGGGTGCTTCTGCATCCGAACTGCGTCGCGCTTTCATTAAAAAGATGCAAACTGCGCATCCTGACAGAGGTGGAAGCGCCGAAGAGGCAGCCCGTGTCAACGCCGCCTACCAAGAAGCACTCCTCCGTTCAGGCGGCAAGCGCGGTTCCGGCACTCAACCAGCGAAATCCACCCCCCGAGCACGCCAGCGCCCAACTCCAACACAACCATCGTCCCCCCGAGGCCGGTTCCTGGCTCCTGGACGTGGTGACTCTGTTTATGCCAGTGGTTTCTCGATGGGAAGCACGGTCTTCGACGGCCTGATGCCTAAGGGGGCCAAAGGGTCTAACGCAGTGCGCGGCAAATCCAGCAAAGGACGTCGCAGGCGCGTCACAGCTCTCGCTGACACCATTACCAGTCCGCCCAGTCCGCCCAGTCCGCCCAGTCCGCCCAGTCCGCCCAGTCCGCCCAGTC